CCTTCTTCGACTTCACCTTCTTCCTTTTTAGTTGGTACATTTATACGCATACGAGGCTTATTGGTGCGTGATTTATGTTTTGTTTTTCCATACATCACTTGGGGAGGTATAAGTGATGCGGTAGGAGCAGGAAACCCCCACTGCCACATAGGCCCTTGAGGAGTCATAACACAGAATTGAGTCAGCTGAGGTTGAGGTTGAGGTTGAGGTTGAAACTGAGGTTGAGGTTGAAACTCATCTGGATTTGAATCACGATGATTATCCTTTTTCTCAAAAGGTAGAACAATCCAATGCCATGGGTTATCATACACAAATTTCGCCTTTACATTAGGGTCCTCTACATCACGACGGAATGCGTCAGCTTCAGGTGTATCATAAAGTCCGGCGAAATGGACGAATGCAATGTTATATGACTTACCATCAGTTAAATTGGTCTTTTTAACAAGATTGACCTTTTTAACTTCGCCAATTTTATAATAGCGAAATATACGAGAAATACGATCGGTTGAAATGTTAGAAAACACACGGGGAATAAATACGGAATACGCCATTTTAATAAGTTTAAGCGTTTACTAGAATTATAACAAATACTCATTTTAGCAAAAACACTTCAATTTTTTTTTGGTGTATATTTTTTGACTTTATAATCAATCCAAATATATATATATATATATATATAATAGAGATGAGCGCACCAAAAAGAAGTAAATCCCCTATACGAACGCGTAGTGACCAATACGAAAGAGATAATGCCAAACGTATCCAATACAACCAGGATATGGCTGATTTCAACCAAGCCATGGAGAAGGAGGTATATGGTGAACATCCACATTTAAGTAGATACAGAACAAAGAAAGAATACGATGAGATGATGGCAGAATACAAAGTTAGATACGACGATGCGATGGCTTCGAAACGGGACGCAATTAATAACAGATATGACATACCCCCCGTTGCTCAAGAAGAACTTTTGACTGGGAATTATGCAACGGCGATAAAAAAAGAGAAGGCCTTCGCTGCGAGGAATAAAGAACCAATAAGACCTTTTGGCCTATCAGATGACCCCCTACCGGAGCCTAGTATTTATAATAAGTTGACAGATAATGTCGCCAAAGTGGCTTCGACGATTAAAGATGGTGTTCGTGGTGGTGTTGATGGGTTGACAGATACAGCCGCACAAGCGGCTTTGAAAATTGGAAAGAGGGTTCGTGATGCTGTCAAATATACTACAGGTAAAGGACCATCCAAATCCCCTAAATTAGGGAGAGACCTTACGCCCTCCTACAAGGAGGCTATGGATGATTGGGAAAATGATATGAAGGTTTGGGAAGCGGCCAAGGATGAATACGCAGCCAAGAATAAGATATATAAGGATTCGGGAATGACAAAGGAACAGTACGACAGATGGATGAAAGACAAGCATGATGTATTGCCCTTCGTGGGCAAGGACCTCATAGAACAAAAATTTCCAGATGACAGGCCTGGCATCCATCCATATAATGCCAGAACAGTTAACCTATATAATACTATAATAGATGAGATTGCTTATGAAGATAGGAAGTTCCAACCATTCTATAAGGAGTATCCACAACCAGTAAAACCAGAAGAACCAGAAGAACAAGAAAAAGAATGTGATGAAGAAGGAGTTTGTGTTATAAGTGGCGGCAAGACTAGAAAAGCAAAGAAATCAAAGAAATCAAAAGCAAAGAAAGCAAAGAAATCAAAGAAATCAAAGAAATCAAAAGCAAAGAAATCAAAATCAAAGAAATCAAAGAAATACCGACATTAAATAAGAATATAATTTGTAAATATATCATTATTCACATTGATAATGTATAAAGAACAACGTGAATAAATATAATAAACAAAAAATGAGAGTGTTTATTATATTTATTAAAGTATTGATACAATATATATATATATTTGATTATGAAAAAAACAATTTGCTATAAGGGATATGGTTCTAAAAAATCAGGAAACCATACAAGAAAACAATTTAAGAAAACAATGCGAAAACATCATATTTATGATTGTTTAAATAAGTTTTGCAAGGAATCAAAAGATAAACAAATATGCAAATTATCGCGAAAATGTAATCGTCGTAATAAACGCAAAAAAAAATTTAATGTGAACCAGTGGGTAAAATGGTCTGGTTCATATTATGGAAAATGTGTTAAATCATAAACCCTATTTTAAATATCCAAAGAAGTAACAGATGTGAAGCATACTTTATATTCAGCGTAAATTTTATTTTTAATTCTAGTACATCTTACATCAAATGGAATATTTGCACATAATAACTTATTGGAATTTGCATTAAATTTAATATGAAAATTATCTTTATGAAGTTTATCGACATTTAATTTACGATATTGTTTAAATGCATTAAATAACTGAGTATTAATGTGCTTAATTATATTAATAAATTCTTCATTTTCAAGAATTATCCATTTGTCTCCATTATAAACATATAATATGTATTTTTTTTGATTGAAACATCTAATGATGGAATCTATTTCGTAATGATTTGATAAATGTTTCTTCATTATATCGCAAACACCATTTATATAATTACTGTCAAATATAAAATTCAAATCCTCTATAGAAATATCTATATCATCAAATGCATTAACAAATGATACATCATCATGACTAATACTACTATTAGTAATACTACTACTATTAGTAATATTAGTAATACTACTATCATTTAACCATTTAAGAACATCCATCTTTCTATTTTTTGTATAAATTTGGTTTTTGATAGATTGTAATTCTTTTTGAACTTCATTATATTTATCAGTAAGATTTGTAATCATATTCATCAATTGCGTATTTGTCGGAGTTTTCGTAAAAGCAAGTTCTCTATCACAATATAATATATGTTTCTCAAAACATCCTTTTTTCTTGATGCAAGTAAAGCAATTAGGACAGTTTACAATCTCTTTTACAGACATTTTATCTTTAAAAGTTAACTTTAATATAACCAATCACATCATATCATATCATATCAATTTTATTATAAATATAGTATATATTATGTCAGATACAGAATGTCATTGTGATGGTGGAATAGCATACGGTATATCTCAATGTAGAGGTTGTGGTTGTACGTATACATGTTATTATGATAGTTCAGGTAATCTTATAAATTGCGATGCGCCAACTTGCTCGCCGGCGGATCTAAGTGAAATAACCCAAAAAAGAATGTGGAATACAGTTCGTGTTCCTGCGTCAGAATATACAATGAATCTAGGCAGTTTAACTGTATATCAACCCCCTACTTTATCTACTGGTGTAAATTGGAATCAAATGAGTGATCGTGCGTTACCATCTAATTCAAATATTACAACTAAAGTAGTTGTGCCTTCTCATGGTAATTCAACTAAATTTTCTATAACCAAAGAACGTCCAGGTTCACAAAGGTCTGGAGGTACAGGTGTAGATATAAAACATGGAAGTTATGCCAGATATTTAGCTAGATTAAAAGGAAAAGGTCCATTAAGAACTCAAAAAACAACAGTGACAAATATTCCATTACAAGGAAATAAAACGAAATCGTATGGAATTGTGAAATCTAGGTCTTGTTTATGCTTTGTATAATAAAATATGTAAAATAGTAATAATATATTGAGGTATTGTATAATGCCTCAACATATTAGAATGATTATTCCAGCTAGACAATCTAGACATACATTGGTAAATGTGGTTCAAAATAGCCAAGTCAATATCAATAACAATAACAATAACAATATAATGAATACGATGAGCTATTCAAGAAGACCATGTGTTGGAACGATGTCTACTATTTTCAATTCAAGAGGTGTATCGTGTGGATGAGGTGGAAGGAGATAATTGTCAAATATTATTTAAATAAACAAATAGAATTGTTTTTCAGAATGACGGTTTTAATAGAATAAGTATATTAAAACCTGATATGATAGACATTTGTTTAGTAAGTAATATAATATGTGTTAAATATATAATAATTATGCCAAATGGATTAGTATTCACAAATGATTCATACGCAGGAGGTAGTTCTTTTGTACTGAGACGCTACGGTAGAAGTTATAATGCTTCGAATACATATTTACCAAATATACCAATGACATTTATAAAAAGTAATAATCACTATTACAATAAAAACGCTGCTAGGGGAATGGTAGGTGCTTCATCACAATCAGGAAATTTAGGTGCTATTAGACGAAGAGTATAATTTATACACTTCTTGGAAATGACAAAATGACAGTATATTATATTTTGATTTTAGAAATATAATATGTATTGTGAGTAATAAGTTTTTAATAATATAAAAAAAACTTATTACATTATATATGGATTTGTTTAATTTAAATCATACACAATATTCGAATAAAGATATAGAGGAAATATTATCAATAACATATCCATACCAAAGAGAAGATATTATTTCTCAAAAAGCAATTATACTGAATAAAATGACGAGTGATTCATCATTAGATATATCGTCAAAACAAAAAATCGGAAAATTTTTAGATGATATATCTGATAGATTAATAAGTATAATATCAAAAGGAATATCATTATCAGATAAAAAGGATGATACCATTGAGACTTTTGAAAAAAGGCAAAATTATGTGAAAGAAGTTAACGGTCATTTTATAATAAAAAATGAAGATAGAGAGAGAGAAGCTTATACATTGAGCTCCGCTGATGGATTGGATTTAGGTAATGATAGTGGAGCACCTCCTGGTATAATAAATCCTATAAAACACACTACTATAAAACGAGCAGTAAATATTGACTCACGATTTAGACCAAATTATTATAATACTAGTTCATCGGACCAACATCTTACATTACCATATAAATTTGATAATGTACTTAATATGAGATTGGCATCAATTGAATTACCATTAACATTCCATACAATTAGTGGTGTAAATGGTAATAATGTATTTTTAGTGAACTGGGATTCAAGTGGCAATGACTGGAATAATTCAATGCGTGTTTTAATACCAGATGGCAATTATGATACAAATATAAATAATACGGGTGTAACTAATATTGAAACTGCTATTAATGCTGCTCTTAATAATCCGGATAATAAAAAAATGAAACCAAGTAGCAATACTATTGCTTCTGATCCTAATTTTAACATGATATTTACAGTTGACCTCACATCTGGAAGAAGTATATTTAGTGCTGATAGTAGTAATAATCCTACAAATACGGATTTTGAAATAATATGGGCTGTTAATTCATCTGGAGATCCAACGGTTAATGTAAATTTATCATTTTATTTGGGGTGGATGTTGGGATATAGAGTAAATATATACACAAGTGGCAAACCATCACCTGGTAATTATCCAACATCATTTGTATCAGAAGGAATCTGCTATTTAAAAGGTCCATCCTATATTTTTGTCGCCATTGATGACTATAATAATAATGTAAATAATTATTACATATCAGCTTATAGTAGTTCTATAAATAGCAATAATATACTTGCTAGAATAAATTTGGCATCTATTAAACAATCTAATGGCTCATATCAAACAGGTGAAGATGATGGATTTTCAACACAGGTTAATAGAAGTCGTAATTATTTTGGACCGGTTGATATAGAAAAACTGCGAATTACATTATACGATGAATATGGTAGAGTTGTAAATTTAAATAACATGGATTGGTCGTGTGCGCTCATGTTTGAATGTATGTATACCAGTTAGTTATTTTTAACAACGTTTTTACCTTTTTAAAAATGAAATAATAATTTCAAACATTACACTAGGATACTGTTACATATTGAGTTATATATATATTATAAATAGATTTAAAGCATACATGGCATTATAATATATACAATGCCATCCTCCCTTAACATTCAAACCGATAGAGAAATTAGATACGCTCAACGAGCTGAAAAGAAACGTGTAGAACAACAAAAAACTGACCGTTCATCTCGTGCTTTAAAAAGAAATCAAGATATTTCAGATGAAGTTTCATGCGAAATTGCATCAATTTCAAACCAAAAGAAGGATATTCAAACTAGATCCGCAAATTCTAGAGTATCATATTCTTCTTATTTTTAATTTTTTTTAATTTTTTTTAATTATTTCACATATTCTTCATAAAATCATTTTTTCAATTTGTTTATTCAATAAAAAAATTGAAGTTAAAATACTTATTTTATCTAAATGTATAATTAAATTGTATTAAGATAACAAATTTGTAAAATGACATCCGCCCACTATTCAATCTATATTCCCCGCATCTTTAATAATATTCCTAATAAAAAGATATCAGATATTTTTGAGGAATTGGGTCTAGGTGAAGTTTCAACAATGGATATTATTTACAAAACTGGTTCAGATGGGTCCAGATATAAAATGGCGTTTATCCATTTTACGAATTGGTATAATACTTCAACTGCTTTAAATTTTAGAAATAAGATTGAAAATCCGGACATTGAAGCCAAATTGGTTTATGACGATCCTTGGTATTGGATTGTTCTACCAAATAGTTCTAAGCCAACAACTTTTACCAAGTATAAAAATGTGATTAGCACATTTATTGTGCTAAGAGAATGTCCCTGTTGTCAGTATCGCAACGAGCACAAATTTGACTATCATGATACAGGTAATATATCACCAATGTCGGTTAGTGAATTAGTTATAGATTCTGATATTGAGACCGGAACAACTACACACGATAAGTCACTATCAACGTCTACCCCTAAGACAACTGGTGGATTTTACGATACTATACGTAAATCAAAGATTGTTGCCAACTCTAACTCGGTCAACAATTTTTACGATTTAGAAGTTGGTAATACTAGTGAGAGTCATATCATTCTGATTCCAGATAAACCAATCATAACCAAGCAATGGGTTACAGAACATATTTGTGGCAATTTGTAAAGAAAACTAAACTGACAAAAATCAACT